TGGTTTTATGTGCCGACTGACAGTCAAATTTGGAGCGGGGAATGTCCGCCTTTGGAATCATAGTGAACTGATGTACGTTTACTGATTTATTGCGGTGCATTTTTGCTCCTGTGTTATTGCGTGAGAAAGGTTACCCTTTCTCTCCGCTTTGGTTTTTACTTGGTAATTTTTACCTGTTTCCCTAAGGATAAAAGTTTTGGTTGTTCATGTAAAGTGAACAGACCTGTATTGTCATCGAAACTGCCGAATTCATATAGATCGAAGTCGTCAGAGTGATGATATAGCTGATTGTCATCAGCTTGTCGATTTATTTCGTCCGAAAAAGATCGAATGGCGACACCAACAGAAGGCACGAACATTGGTCGTGCATATGCGTCCGCAGCGCGGTCTTTTACTGAACAGAGTACTAGAATCATGAGGATTTTCCTTAAGTGAGGGTACGTTTAAGTTTTCTTAATCTGGCTTTTACTACCTTAGCTTTTACTGCGAGTCGCTCGGGTGTATTTTCCAGATGTTTTAGTTTAGCAGTTTTTTCTCGTTCATATTGTATTTCGTCAAACTCGTAAGGATTTTCCTTATTGTATTGTTTATCATAGAATTTTGGTGGTTTGACTTGTTTTTCATTAAATACGACGTAATCATGTGGATACACGTCGTTTTGATATTTTTTAAGCCATGACGTTCCGATTCCGGGTTTCAGGCTCATTTTTGCGTATTCAGGCCTACGGTTAACTATTTCTCCGGTTTCGAAGTTGACGTCTTGATAGTGGGATTCGGCTTGTTTACCTTTTACTTTTTTGAGAACGTATCGAGTAACGTAGCCAATTGAGTCCCAGTTAGCGTCTCCAACGGAGGAATAACCATATGGCCAGAGAGTTTCAAGCTCTTGGGATCTATATAACAGAGAACCAGCGGGAGTCCTTTTCCATAGTTTCTTATCATAAAAGTCGTATCCGAAGATAATGGCATGGAAGTGTGGTCGGCTGAAATCATCCCCATATTCTCCAGCCATGTAGTAGCGGATTTTAAGAGGTTGTAATTTTTTTCGAAGTCTCTTGAGGAACAGTTGAAAGTGTTCATGGTGTAAAGATCCATCGCTTGGGAGATAGTCATCATTGTAAGTGAGGGTTATAAATGAGTTTTTTTCATGCATTTGCGCTTCATGAGTGCAGCGCATGGTCCATTGACGTGCGTGTTCCATACGGCAGCTGTCGCATTGACCGCATGGGATTTGAATTTGGCGATGACTATCGTCATCGTCAGGTTTGAATGACAAAGCCCTACTGGGCTTGTCATTAGCATGAAAAGTTTGATAACCGCTTAAATAAGCGGTTATAGGAGAAGTACAGGGCATGTGAGGTGCCTAGAGGTTTTTAGAGCCTCCAGCCTCCACGTTGTGGGGCTGATCTCATATTTGCTGATTTTGTACGCTTAGCGTTATGTCGAAAAGTCCTAGCGGACTTTTTTTTACTTACGCCTTTACGATGCATGTACATGTTTTTTCTCCTTTAGTGGTTGTTTGGTGTCACCTAGCACAGTAATATCAAGTAGTATTACTGTGCGGCGGGCTCATCGCCCGCTTTTTCCGAGGTACTCTCCAGGACTGGAGCACTCGCCTCGGTTTTATTGACAAGGCCAAGCTTAATGGCTTCGTCTTTATTTTCAGGGTTATTCAAGAACTCAATAAGTTCTTGAGGGTTGTTATCGAATCTAGCCCGTAAATAAGCTGGCAAAGTCATAAATTCATTCTCTGCGGCGATAACTTGATTGAGGGCACCGTGGTAGTCACTAATGCCCGTAAAATCGCCATAACGAGGCGATATTGTCTTTTGGGGCAGAAGCCCCGTTATATTAAATTGACGTAGGATATTGTTAATATCCGTTTCGTCTTTGAAATGCTGCTGAGTCCGAGTAGCGTCCTCACAACGCAGCCCGGACTCATCTGACGCAGCATTTGTATCGTAATTGTAAGGATTACGAATAAATGGTTCTTTAATTTTCATTTGGATAATTTTTGACGAAGTTTATTAAAAATTGTTTCGGGATCATAACCAATATCCCGAGCTTTATTAAATTGATATTTCATAGAATCTTTAGCTGAATTAGCTAAACGTTTGGCATCACGATACCAATAAGGGTCACCAGATGGTGCAATATTTTCTTGCACATTTTGGGTTTGGGCTGTGGTTAAACCACGAGTAGCACGAAGGTTTTGTATTTCCTCATCTAATTTTGCAATTTGTTTTTGCAAATTAATTTTTTGCTGAATAGACAAATTAGTGTCTTCAGCAGTTTTTAAAGTCTGAGCTTTAGTTTGAATTGTATCTGCCTCAGTTTTAATAGCCTGAGCAGATGTAGCGGTAGTTTGACTAGCTTTTAAATCTAACTCCGCATTATTCGATGCTAATTGTTGGTAACCAGTAACTCCAGCTCCAAGTGCATTTTCCATCTTGGCAGTAGAAACGCTACCCATAGCTCCAGTAGGTACACCAGCTCCGCCTTGAGAATAAGCAAGCATGGGATTTAACCCAGCTTTTTTCATATCTTCAATAGCGGTCTGGTATTGTGTTTGTCGCATACGCTCCTGGAAATCCATTTGCGCTTGAGCTTGAGCAGCTGAAGCAGCATTAGCAGATTGAACTATATCCCAATTTTTCTGGTTTGTTTGTTGCTGGCCAATAAAGCCCAGCAGTCCTCCAGCAAGGCCGCCTAATCCCCCCAGGCTCATTGCTGAGCCTTGGGGTTGCATATGACTGCTGTCATAAGGTTGAGAATAATCATATACGGCCATTAAAAGTGATCAATTAAACCAGGTACAGAGTACATAGGAAGTGGACGTGCTTTCTTTACATCAAAGAAAGAATCAAAGATAAACTGTTTGCCGTTTGCTGCTGAACCAACAGCAACGATACGGTCAACAGGAGGTGTATCAGCGATAAAAGTATCATTCAATGTTGGTAAAGTTGTGAACTTCTGGGCAAGATGCCATGCATCAATAGTGCCAGTTGCAGTAGATCTAAAAAGTCCGGAAATTCTGGAAGGATAATATCGATATTCGGCCCAACGCTCTTGGTATCCGAATACATCGTCATCGGTTGTGTTTCCTGTAACATAAATTTCCTTATTAAGAACTGCCTGCTCGCCTAACATGGCGAAAGCTGGGAAATAAAAGTCGTAACGTGTTTCACGACTCCACATGCGGGATAAACCTTGTTGATATGTGAGGTCGGCTCTAATTGATACTAAGCCGATAATAATCCCGTGCTCAACAAACGATTGAGTAAAGCCATGATTGTGAGCGAGAGCAGTACCCATAGAAGCAAGTGTACCGAGAGGAGTATTGGTCCCAGAAGCTGCTGATGCACTTGTTTGTGCGATTGGATTAATGTTGATTGGTGTAGAACCGCCTCCAAGGTATTCAGGCCTTTGGAGTCGAGCATCTGGCGAGATAACTCCGAAATGTGAACGAATGATTTCGGTGTAGCGTGTACCACCACGAGCGTCCCGTTCCAAAAGCTTTTGAATTTGGAAGGACTGTCGTAATTGATTAATTGTTGCAGCAGTTGCAGCAGATAAGTCAGCATACATTGTTCCATTCGGGTCTAAGATTGTTGCAGTACCAGATGAATTTTCTTGAAATATTCCGGTTCCAGTTTGTGAACCTAATGGTGCGGAACCAAATAGTGTTCCGTCACTTTGTTTGCGAATTAATTGTTTATTAGTAGATGTATCGTCCCATTGAATAGGAGCTTGTGAACCTAACGGTAATGTTACGGCTGCGCCTTTTTGCGGCCATGGTAATGCCGAAGTAAAGTAATCTTTACGTTTTCCGCGGCGGAGCAACTCATAATTTGCCGCTGCGGTTGTATCAGTTACATCGCCTTTATATACGAGTACTGAGTCTTGAAGATTTTCATCTCTAAACCATTCATTCCAAATGAGGTTATAGCCACGTGTCCAGAATGAGCCGTGTTCAATTGTTTTAGTTGGGTCTACTTGCCCAACAGTTGGCAAGCCCATGTAATCTTGCAGTGATCCGATTGCGTATCCGCCCTCTGGTGATTCTTGTTGTGGAACTACATAATCAATAGAATCATCGGGATTGTCTTGTTGTCCCATAAATCGCTGCCAATTGTCCCAGACTAAGCGATTAGGTACGAAGAAGAAGAAGCTATCCATAACCATGTTATCCATGATTGGATATAGCGGTGTTGATAGACGGGCAAATGCCGTCATCTTTAAATTAAATGTGTCTCCGGGTAGTACCTCGTCGACGTATACGGGAACTAGGTAACCAGCGTCGAACGTGGTTTTATGTGCCGACTGACAGTCGAATTTGGAGCGGGGAATGTCCGCCTTTGGAATCATAGTGAACTGATGTACGTTTACTGATTTATTGCGGTGCATTTTTGCTCCTGTGTTATTGCGGGAGAAAGATAACCTTTCTCCTCGCTTTGGTTTTTACTTGGTAATTTTTACCTGTTTCCCTAAGGATAGTAGTTTTGGTTGTTCATGTAAAGTGAACAAACCAGTATTGTCATCAAAGCTGCCGAATTCATATAAATCGAAATCGTCGCTGTGATGGTAGAGCTGATTGTCATCAGCTTGACGGTTAATCTCATCCGAGAATGACCGTATGGCGACACCAACAGAAGGCACGAACATTGGTCGTGCATAAGCGTCCGCTGCGCGGTCTTTTACTGAACAGAGTACTAAGATCATGAGGATATTTCCTTAAGTGAGGGTTCGTTTAAGTTTTCTTAATCTGGCTTTTACTACCTTAGCTTTTACTGCGAGTCGCTCAGGTGTATTGTCCAGATGTTTTAGTTTAGCAGTTTTTTCTCGTTCATATTGTATTTCGTCAAACTCGTAAGGGTTTTCCTTATTGTATTGTTTATCGTAAAACTTTGGTGGTTTTACTTGTTTTTCGTTAAATACGACGTAATCATGTGGATAGACGTCGTTTTGGTATTTTTTGAGCCATGACGTTCCGATTCCGGGTTTCAGGCTCATTTTTGCATATTCAGGTTTTCTTTGGATTATTTCCCCAGTTGTAAAGTCGACGTCTTGATAGTGGGCTTCGGCTTGTTTACCCTTTACTTTTTTAAGAACATATCGAGTAACGTAGCCAATTGAATCCCAGTTAGCGTCTCCAACGGAGGAATAACCATATGGCCAGAGGGCTTCAAGCTCTTGGGATCTATAAAGCATAGAACCAGCGGGAGTCCTTTTCCATAATTTCTTATCATCGAAAGAGTATCCGAAGATGATGGCGTGGAAGTGAGGTCTGCTGAAATCATCGCCATATTCTCCAGCCATGTAGTAACGGATTTTGTGAGGTTGTAATTTCTTTCTAAGTCTTTTAAGGAACAATTGAAAGTGTTCGTGGTGTAAAGATCCATCGCTTGGTAGATTGTCATCATTGTATGTGAGGGTTATAAATGAGTTTTTTTCATGCATTTGAGCTTCATGAGTACAACGCATGGTCCATTGACGTGCGTGTTCCATACGGCAGCTGTCGCATTGACCGCATGGGATTTGAATTTGGCGATGACTATCGTCATCGTCTTGTTTAAACGAAAGCGTCCTGGACGGCTTATCGTTAGCATGAAAAGTTTGATAACCGCTTAAATAAGCGGTTATAGGAGAAGTACAGGGCATGTGAGGTGCCTAGAGGTTTTTAGAGCCTCCAGCCTCCGCGTTGGGGGGCTGATCTCATATTTGGGGACT